TTCTACACACTATTTAACCATATCGGATACAATAGTAATCATTATCCCCGGAGGCCATTATGGCATATTCAACAATACCCAAGACTAAGCGCGATGGAGTTATAACTCTTCTCGATGGAACTGGATCCCCTGTAACTCTCGAAGTAGCCTACGAAGATGGTAACTTTAGCTTCTCAGATCCTCAGCAGTTCTCCGAGCTAGTGGTTATGGATCGTGGTAACTTCGCAGCAATCCGTAAGCAAGATGAGCAAACCAAAACTGGAAGTTTTTCTTTCCACTTCAGACAGTTTACAGATGCATCCGAAGCAGGATCTATCCGAGATTTTATCTCTCAATCCGGATTTTATAATGGGAACATCTCTACCGGGTTAACTGGTGTCCCATATGTAGAACACTACACTATCGATGTTAAATATTTAGCAGATAGCCCAGATCCTGCAGAAGCAGATCATATCGTTACACTTAGTAAGTGTATATGCTCTTTGGACTTCTCAGAGGGAGATCCTTCTGCGTTCACGTTGAATTTCACTTGCTACGGTGGTTTAACTGTAGCTTAATAGCATCAGGAGGTACTATGCTAGATCTAGGAAAACTCGGAAAGCATGAGGGGAAGATTCCTTCCTCGATTGCTACTTGCTTAGACTTTGTTTCTATCTGGGGCTCAAGTCCCAATAGAGCACAACTCGGAAGGCTCTGCGCTGCTGCTATAGCTGTATCGGTTGACCATGCGAGGATACTACCTGCTTATCCTGTATCGAGTGGGGATCCAATAGCCTACGGTTATAAGATCTTAGATCGATTAATGGATAACGGAGTAACTCCTGCGAAGATCTACGAGATGGGCTCTGCTCTACTTCTAGAGATGATGAAGGTAATCCCAAGCGAGAAAGAGGTAGAAGAGAAAGCAAATTTTTTGCAAGTGGGAGAGGAGGGTTAGATCTCCTCGCTTTAAGGATTGCTCTGCGATGGGGAGAGCATCCCTTATGGTATTACTCTCTCCCGGAGGATCTACAGATATCTCTACTCGCAGAGTATAGATTATCCAATGAAGATTCGAAAGATAGGCAAGATAGACAAGAGCGAATAAAAAGGGCTAGAATGGAGGAGATGCTTAGCAAGGGTAGAACATGAATAGACATACAACCAGAAGAGCCGGAATAGAGATAGATACAGATCTCCAAGAGTTCTATACAGGCTTCCTAGATAAGATCGCTCCCAATGCTCGCAAGATCCTAGAAGATACCCTTAAAAAGATCGAGATCGATGCAAAAGATAATTGGCCAGTAAGACAGCCAGAAATAAAAAAAGATAGAGAAGATAACGTAACTTCTATAAAAATAGTATCGAAGGGATCTTGGAATATGTTCGAGAAAGGATTTAGAATATTATCGGATGGATCCTTCGAGGCTTATCTGTGGAATCGAGCCCCATACTCTTGGGCTATAAAGTTCGGAGAAGATTCTAAAAATAACAGAGGCCAAGATATCGCTGTATCTAAAGGTAAGAAAGTAGCCAATGAGCTAATGATTAAACCACAAGAAGAAGCAGTAGATCGGATTGTATCTGCTCTCGCTGATGATCTAATACGGAGAATCTAATGGAAGAAAGAAGAAGTATATCGATCAGTTATAAGGCCGATTTAAAAGATCTGATATCGAAACTTAAGCAGATGCCGAACGTAACCGAGGCAGAAGCTAAGAAGATGGTGGCAGCGTTAGATAATCAATTACAGAACGCTGAGAAAGCAGCAGAAGAAGCCTCGAGGGCTTCCCAAGCAGCAGCAGAAGCAGCCTCTCAAGCAGCCCAAGAGGCAGCAGAAGATCTCGAGGGATTACAAGATGGGGCCGAGGATGCAGCTTCTAGATTCGAAGAACTTGGAGAAAGTACTGGAGATGTAGAAGGGGGATTTAGTTCTCTAGCTGATACTATAGGAATATTTAATCCAGAACTTGGAGAAAGTATTCAAGGCCTAGGAGATGCAGCAGCAGCCGGAGGAGGTCTATTAGAATCTCTAGGAAGTCTTAATCCTGTACTATTAGGAGGAACAGCAATCGTAGCAGGTTTAACGATGGCTTATTCTTCTTACGAGGCAGGAGTTCAAGCAGCGAAGGAGGCTACACTAGAACTAAGAGAAGCGAACGAATTACTCCAAATATCTCAAGGGGAATCCGAAGATAATATGGTAGATGCTGCTTCTAAATTACGCGAACTTCGAATGGAGTATAAGTTACTTACAGGTCAAATTACACAATATGAATTTGATCTCGAGAAAGCAGGGGAAGCAGCTAACGAAAGCTTTACAGAGAATATAAATATTTTAGATGACTCTATCGAAAATAATAAACTTCTACTCAAGTCTGTAGAAAGTTTACAAGGTGCTTATCTAAAATTAAAAGAATCTCCTGCTATGACAGAAGAAGAGATGGAGAGTATTAGACTCTTACAATTGCAAAATGATGAGATCGATAATCAAGTTAATCTAATGGATCGTGGATTAATGCAAGCAGCTCTCCTCGGAAAGTTAAGAGATGATCTAAGAAATAAGATCGCAACAGAATCGAAGATGGTTAAGGCAGTAACGGATATGCGAACCGAAGCCGTTAATACTGCTATGGATATGGTAACTCTCGAGAAAGAGCTAGCAGATGCAACGGAAGAGGCTGCTAACCAAGCAGAAAGAAGAGCAGAAGCAGCAGAGAGAGCCTTAACAGCAGAACAATTAAATAATGAAGCCTTAGAGGAAGCCTTCGCTCTAGTTGATGATATTCTAAAGGGTAAGGCCCTAGAAGAGCAGATGGATCGAGCGATGGCTGCTGCTTTCCTAGATGATGAAGGTAAAAAACAAATAGCCCAAGCGAAAGGATTAGAAGATCAGATTAGAGGCTTAGAGATGCTAGGCTTAGCAACTGGGAGAGAGGCCGAGGCTCAACTGGCAGCAATAGCACTAAGAAGAGCAGCAGAGGAAGATCTTAACGAGGAACTTCTAGCAGCAGAGGAAGAACTACAAGCACAAAGAAAGGAAGGAGCCCGAGCGAATTTAGATGCTATCTTTGAGCTTGGAGATGCTCTCGCAACTCTAGCAGATGCTAGAATGAATAGCGATGCGATAGATGTAGAAGCCCAGAAAGAGAAGCAGAAACAGATAGCAGAGATGGGAGAGATCGAGAGATCTGCATACGAACAGAAGCAGAAACAACTTAGAGCCCTATTTAGATTCGAGAAGGGTATGGCCCTTGCTAATGTAGCGATGGCTACAGCCGAGGCCATCATGGCAGCGCAGGCCCTTATCCCTCCCTTTAATGCTATCCAATCCGGAATAGCACTCGCTACCGGGATAGCTCAATCTGGGGTTGTTATGTCTCAGCAGATGCCTTCTTTCCATATGGGAGGGATGGCCCCGGATGAGGCTACAGCTCGAGTATTGCGAGGAGAGGCTATTCTGGATAGATCTACAGTACGCAGGATAGGAGGAGAGCAAGGAGTTAGAAATCTACAGCAGGGAGGCTCCTCTTCTACCAATACCGTAGTAATACAACCCTTTAAGCACTTCGGAAGGTTCGCTAAGGATCTAGGAATCTCGAAAGCTCAACCAGTAGGAATAAGAGGATACTAACATGGCCAATATTACCCCAGACTATTTAAGAGGATTCCTTATACCGAGTATCTCCATATCGAAAGATAATCTATGGACTGCAGAAGCCTCCTTTACTCAAGGAAATTCTAGAGCAGGAGTACCGGAAGCCCAATCGCAAGGAGTGAACCTAACCCTCTCTTCTATTGGCTCTCAAGGTGAAGAGATCAAAGTAGAAACTATCCAAGGAGGACTACCCGGAGATGCTCTTTTTAAATGGAGTGGAGAAGATTCCGTAGATCTTGGGCAAGATGCAGCCCATATCCTAACAGAGAGTGGATTCTGGAGATACTCTTCTAGTACAACCGTAGGGACTTACTTTAATAGCGATTGCACTTCTAGCCTCGAGGGTACTATCTGGGTAGTATCGGAGATCTTAGATTCCAGTGGGAGATATACAATATCTCTAAGAAGGCAAGAGAAGAACGGTAGTATCGATCTGATTAAAACCTTTGTATCGATTATCCCTGCTTCTACTCCTTCCTCTACTGGTCATCCTTGTATTACTCGATTACAAGATGGAAGCCTCTTAGTAGCATACTTCCAATACACAAACGAGAACGCAGTAAATATAAAAGTACATCGTAGTATCGATAATGGGGATAACTGGAAAGAGATATCTCCTCGAGGCCTATCGGAATCGATAAGCTCTGGAACGTATGAACCAAAGAAGATGCGATTAGTAACAGTAGATAATACTGTAGTACTTTTTGTAGAGGCCTTATCTACAGTACGAAATCGATTAGCGCAGTACGTATCTCGAGATGGAGGTACTACTTTTAATCTTATCGATGGAATCTCTCCCTCCTCGGATGGGTACTTCCATCAACCTAGCCCGATCGCTCTTCCAGATGGATCTATCGGTATCGCTTATATCTCTGCTGCTGATGAGTTAAAATTTACAAAGATTCCTAACCCAGGTATCCGAGCCTCTGCTTCTTATTGGAGAACCTCTAACGAGTACGAGATAGATACAAGTGGGGTAGACTTCGCTTTATTATCTTCTAATCAACTCTCCGAAGGGAATGTAACTACATTCTATAAGGATGGTAGAGTATGGGTTATCGCTCAAGTCTACAATGATGGAAAGTTAATCGGATACTATTCGGAAGATTTCGGAGTAACTTGGGAATATGCGAGTGGCTCTACTTCTGCCGATGCTGTTATACTCGATTACGGTTCGAATAGTGATAGACTTAAGGCCCTCTCCTCTTGCGTACATGAAGGGAGAGCGAAGATAATAGGCCATAATACGAACAGTGTATGGAGTTTGAATCTCTCCGGGTATTCTTCCTTCTCTTATCCTCCCAGATCGGAGGCTCCTTCTCGATATCAATATCTTATGTGGGAGAGTACTTATCTTCCGGTAATGCTACCTGCTACGAGTAGCCAATACACAACTACCGGAGCAGGAACTCAAGTTCTAGATGGTGAAGGCCTCAAGATAGAAACCTCTGGGAATACAAGAAATTATATCTATGCCCATTCCGGTAACTACTTCGCAGAAGGTCAAGTTATCAGATTAAGACTCCAAGTAGATCAAAATACAAGTACAGCGAGCGATTTTATCGCGATATCCATAAAGCAAGATAACGGAGCAACCAATAGCGCAGAGCTACTCCTAAGATTCTCTACATCTTCTATCGTTGTAAGAGATACCGGAGGAGTTAAGGCTACCATCTCTCATGATATGACAGAATCCACAGAGATCGTTATCGCTTGGACAGATACGAACGCTAATATATATTACAGAACTGCAAACGGAGCCCAGGCTAAGAAGTGGACTCTCGAAACGATTACCGGGATAACTTTAAGTGGTTCCGGATTGGGTAATACTATCGAATGGGGCCATAAGGCATTCTCTGGAGTTACTACTTATCGATCTCATTGGCAAGAGGTTTCTATAACCACCGGTGAGGAAGCAGGCCTATTCGATTTTAATCTACGAGGAGCAGAGTATCCTCCTCTTGGAGAGTATCAATACATAGACCAAGGCCTCGCGATAACTGCTAAGGATAGCCCTGCTCGTGGGGAGGATGAATATAAGATCTCTCCTCGATACGATTATGCAATAGAAAATATCTTTCATGGTGTATCTTTATCTCCTCGAGTTACTTGGAGAAGTAAGAACGCAACTACATTGCAGAAGATACCTCTCTTTATTGATCCAGTAGTACAGGCTACAGAGAAGAGCCTCGGATTATCGGATATGCTCGGAGTACATCTCTCTAATATAAACTTCCGTACCTTTAATATCCAATCTTGGAACGGATCCTCCTGGGTAACTCTTGCAGCTGTTGATACTTCCGAAGGGTTCCAAGGTAAGTTTATTAAGAAGGGGAATACTTTAATCTCAAACGATAGTACCAAAGAATTTTTACTCCAATATGGAGAGGCTATCGGATGGAGAGCAGAGTTAACCTCCGGAGAAACTACAAAGATAGTTAAGATTCGAATGAATAGCGAAGGGATCTGGAGTACAGATGCCACAGTTAAGCAGGCTGTAATCCAATACGATACAAATTTAACGGATCCATCTTCTATTCCTGCTTCCGGTAATATTAAACTTATCCCGGATTCGATTACCTTCCTTAAAAATAGACTCGATGGAGTTAATCTTGGGCAATATGCTCTCTCGATAGATATTCCAGTACAGACTACTCTAGAGGGATATTATCAGATAGGATCTCTTCTTATGGGCTCGGTTGCTTTCCCTGCTCCTCAGTATCAAAGAGGAAGAACTATCTCCTACAATCCCAATATCCAAGCCCAAGAAAGCCTCGATGGAATGTTCTTTGCTCGGAAGATGAGTAACGGCCGGAGAACTGCTTCCATAGCCTGGACAGAGCCTATTGATACAACTCGATTATATGATCTCAATCCGGACTACTGGAAAGTATCTAACACTGCAGGAGCGCAACCGGTTGCGAACTATGGAGATCCATATCTTATGAATGGAATCTTTCGATACTTGAGTAATAAGGAACCTCTTGTATATCTTCCTTCCATTCCGAAGGATCCTGCAGGAGATCAAGTATTACTTAACCATAGAGAAGAGCATATGCTAGCCCGGACTACTGGAGAAGTATCCGTAGAAAGTGTTATCGGAGAGGAGCGAGTATCGGAGATGTTCCGAGTAGCTACGGTTAATCTTGAGGAGATCGAATAATGGATACAATCAAGAGGTCACAGATAGAAGAGGGGGATGTATGCTTCCTCTTAGATATCTCATATTATGGAGCGATATATCGATTCTCTACAGTACCCATTGATATATCGGACTTATCAGAGAATACAGTTATTCCATATCGAGGAGCCCTCTCGGATCCTCCGGTTAATCTCCAGAGTGATCTCCTCGGAGTAGATCTCGAGGCTAATACAATCTCGATGGAACTCATCTTCGAGAATGTAGATTGGGTATCGGAGTTCCTTAAAGGGAGAACTTTAAACGATGCTCTATGCGATCTCTCGATGGTGATTATAAAAGAGGGGAAAACTTCTTTTACTCAGCAAGATAAGATAGGCATCTTTAAGGGTAGGGTATTGGATGCCATCTTCGGAGATCCAGATGCTCCGAAGGGAACTGTATCCTTTACGATAGAGAACTCTGTTAATATTCGAGTAGTGAAACTCTTAGGAGAGCAACACGTAATAATCGAGGATAACTATTCTATCGGTATCATTACACAAAGTAAGGGTAAGGTAGTTCCTTTCGTATTCGGTACTCTAGGAATAAGCCCAAGAGAGGAAGCAGGGAGTATCTCTTTCGATACAGATCTACATGTAGCTCCTGCATACCAGGCCGGAGGAACTCCCACCTTATTAACTCAATACTTCCAAGTAGCATATCACGAAGTTGAAAGACCGGTAACCGGTTCGAATATTCAAATATTCGATGGTAAAGGGGGATCTTTTACCAATCCAGTAGAGATAGCCGTAGATTCTAAGGGCTTCGTTCATTCTTATGTACCCTTCTATCTTACCGGGGTAGGATCTCCAGAAGGGACTAATCTACAATTTGATAATTTCCAAGTATCGAGCCCGGAGTTATCCTTCTCTTATTATGCCTCTTGGGGTGAATCTGCAGGAGGAATCTCTAGCATAGATGGAACTGGTCCAATAGAAGGAGCTGTAGATCTTTCCCTTTATGTATTAGAGAGATCGGAGTTATTCTTTGACTTTTCATCATGGAAGGGCCTATCTCCTATACTCAATCGATACAAGTTCGGAGGGTATGTTAACGATATAGAAGTTAATGCTCTCGAATGGATACAGAGTAATATCTGGGATCTCCTTCCTATTATGGTAATAAATGGAGGGAATGGGATCCAAGCTGCTCTTAATCTGTATACATACTCCCAAGAGATTATCCCTTCTCATCATCTAATAGAGAGTGGAGAGCTAGAGATTATAAGCCCATTAACTCCTCTAGAGGGTGAGATTATAAATAAGATTACTATACGGTTCTCTTATGCAGGCCAGAGCGATGCCTTCCGATCTAAGGTAGTTATAGATCCCTTACTAAAAGAAGATGAACCTCTTAAGTATAGAGATCCCCTCGCTTATATATCTTATACTCGCTACGGACTTCGAGAGAAAGTTATAGAGGCTCCCTTCGTTTATGATCTACAGACTGCGATAAGAATAGCGAGAGATAAGATTAGAGCCCATGCTCTAGGGAACTACGCTATCGAGATCTCTGCTGCTCCAAAGTATGGATATCTGGATCTCGGAGATATTGTTTCTATCTCTTCGGATAAAGTCGGATTCTCAAACCATAAGTGCCAGATCGTGGCTAAGTCTTGGAGCGATAACCGATGGAGATATGTACTCCATATCGAAGATAATCCTCTAGTAACCATCCGAGATTAATACTTTCCCATCTTTCTTTACTTTTAGAGGTATATTAGCAGTATGATAGTATTCATAGATAGACAACACAGTGGAAAACCAAACAAGCCAGAGGATAGAGGAGCCCTTCTAGATCCCTCTCCTGCTTTCTGTAATGGTATGGAAGCAATGTATACAGGTTATCTCTCTCTGATGATAGAGGAGAAACTCTTAGAGCATGGGGTTAAGGTTCTACCCATTGCTGATGGGTTCTATCCAGATAGACATAAAAGAGTGAATGAGTATTCAAAAAGATATAAAGGAGAGAAGCAAGTCTATCTCGCTCTCCATTTAAATAGTGGTGGGGGAGATTACTCTTCCTTCTTTCATATGGGAAGCGAGAAGGGAACTACTCTAGCGAGTTCAATATGCGATAAGATGCGAGAGGCATCTCTTCCGGGGTTAACTCGATGCCTACCCAAGAAGGCCTCCTCCGAAGATTGGACTAAAAACGCATGGTATACAATCCGAGGAATAGGAAGCCCGATCGCTATTTGCTGCGAACCTCTCTTCATGGATACCCATAGAGATCTACTTACCTTCGAACACTTAAAGACAATCGGAGGAGCAATCGCTTCCGGTATTGTTTCATGGAGTCTATAATGGAACAAGAGTTAATTAATCTTCTACTGAATGGTGGTGCTAATATCGCTTTTGGTTTATTCCTCTATATGCAGAATAAGGAACTTCAGAAGCGAGCAGATTCGAGAGAATCGAAGCAAGATAAGAAGGAAGAGGATCTCCGGGCTCGATACGATAAAGTTATATCAGATATGCAAGCTCGAGAGGATGCAACCCGGAGAGAAGTAGTAGCAGAGATCTCCGATCTAGATAAGCGATTAACTCTATTAGAAACAAAGATCGAGCATATCTTTAATATAGTAGATGAGATTAAAGCGAAGTTCGTAAGGGTAGGATAATCCGTTCGATCTCTTTATCTTCGAAGAGATCCCAAGAGGCTCTTTTAAATATGGTCTTATCTTTCGGGCCTGTATTCTCTACATAGAACTCGCTAAGGAATGGTACAAGCCCATCGATAGCAGAGTACAATCTCTTAGTATCGATTATAGCCATCCAGAGTTTACCGGAGTATAGGAATCCTTCCATAGTAATATCGGAGATCTCTCCTCCGTTCTTTATCGAATCCAATCGAGAAGTAATCTCTAGAGGCATCTCCGGATACTTTGTTCTCTTCCATCTTAGAGCGAAGTGTCTAGCTGGTCTACTCTTCCATAATCGAGCCGAGATAGTTATCTCTGGAAAGCCTTCCTCGAGGTATGTATAATCTATCCCTTGCTTCATATCTCTATCGGTTCCAATCTCTGTTTTCCATTCACCGGGGAATCTTTCTGCAAGAGTAGGTACTACCCAATCGAACCATAATCGATCACTTTCTTTTAATCTGTACTGTGTATTCATTCCGTAGCCTCCGGACTCGATGCACTATAGCATAAAAATAAATGAAAAAAGATTCATTTTATTGATACACACTATAAAAAACTATGTTATAGTTAAGTATATCCAATAAGGGATACAAACAAGAGGTACAAAATGATTACAAAAGAAATCGAAATCTTCCAAAAATGCTTTAACCGTTACAAAAATAGTAAAAAATACGGTGATAAACATATCAGATTATGGATAGCAGCCAGATCAAACCTAGAGTTTTTTGGTATCGATAAAAATAATCTTGAAGAACTTTATAAGCAATTAGGAATCTAATAACTAACCGGGGAGGGCCTTCCTCCCCACTCACTCAAAGAGGTACACAATGAAATATTCTAATCAAGAACGAGAAGAAAAATACAAAAAATATAACCAATTACTAGAGAGAGATAATCTAAGTGAAGAAACAGAAGATATTCTCTATTTATGTATTGAGAATTTAGATCATGAAGAAGCCTTAGATAATATGCGAGCCTTAAGAAATACTAAATCAATATCAAGAGATGTTTACGAACTAACTACTAAGGCTATCCACAGTAAAAAACAAGAGATCATAGATAAAATTGTAGCGATTAGAACATATAATTTAGACAATATCGAAGCATAACAAGAGGTACAAAATGACTTTTACAGATGGAAATAACGATTACTCGGTAGACTGGACACAGAGCAAACGAAAGAGCAAAACTACTCGCAGAGTATACGTACAAAGATTAGCAGCTCCAGAGAGGAGAGATGGTACTACAGTTCGAAAATATGTAGGAGGATTCCCCGAAGGAGTAAACCTTACGAAGATCGGTAAAGAATGGAAGATCGAAGGATATAGAGGGACTTTTAAATGGCAGCAGGCTCTCTCGTATTCAGTCAATATCGCAGTAAAGAATATTAACGCTTAATCAATCCGGGGAGGGCCTTCCTCCCCATTCACTCAAAGAGGTACAAAACAATGAAACCAACCAAAGAACAAATAATGGGCCATATCCTAGTAACTGGGGCCTTCTCTGCGATCTTCGCTACTTATGCTCTCCTATGCTATGCGGTGGGGGTGTAAGATGTTCCAACTTAACAGAATGGATGAAGATAGAACCTTCTCTCTTAATATTACCTTCAGAATGAAACGAAATATCTACGAGGAGAGTCTTCCACAATCTAAGGCAAAACTTCTAAGTGCTTTCGATATTCCAACTATAAAGTCTTTAATTAAAAAAGTGCTTAAGCGTAACGATATGAGAGTTTTTATCTATAGTGCAAAAGTATTGACTATCCATGAATACAAAAAATTAGAAAGACTTAACGGTAAATATCAGATGATTGAATATAGAATAACTTTAAAAGTAGAAACAGTAATTAACTATGGGGGTGTAAGATGATTAAACTCAAAAAAGAGAATGGAAATCCTATCTATATTAATGCAAGTAGAATTTGCAGTGTAGAACGGTTTGAGAATAAAACTCGTATCGTATTCGGATACACACATATTTTAGATGTTCTAGATCCAATAGATCGAGTACTTAAAAAGATTGAAATAGTTATTAGTGGGGGTGTAAGATGAATAAGCGCAGAAGAAACTACATTAAAGAGAATGGAAGAACATCTCTCCGTAAGATGAGTAACAAGAGAACACCATCTAACCCCATCTTCTTAGATGATACTCCATCTAGAAAGATAGGCTCTCTCTGTAAAGTCTGGAGCTCTATCTATTGCTCTTGGGTATACGAGGCTACAGTAGAGATCAATGGGCTAGTACTCCGTAAAGAGATCTATACAGGAGATCCTCTTATCGTTATTTTATGGGCTCGAGAGAAGTACCAGGCTATAAATAATCCTCGGTTCGCTAGGTTGATACAGAAGGATATCGCAGAGAGTGATTTTACAATCGAGGATATTGCTGATACTATCGGTATTACAAAGAACGCGATCTCTAAGTGGATCTCCGGAGATTCTCATCCTACTGTTCCATATCTAGTTAGGTTATGTAAGATGCTCTACGGAGTTTACTGGGAAGCGCAATATCTAACAATCTCTAAGATCTTAGAGATGGAGCGAGTATAATGTGGAAGCTAGCCTATCAAAGTATTATCCAAGGCCCTCCGGTAGCAATGGGGAGGCCTCGGATAACTCGAACCGGAAGAGCCTACACTCCGAAAACGAGTAGAACCTATAAGAATGCAGCTGTTAAGGCTCTCAAGGATGGAACCGGGGAGGATTGGATTCCTCTCGATGGTATCTTTAAGATTAAAGTATCCTTTGTGCATCCGAGAACGAAGAGATTACACCTTAAGAAGGGTAGCCTTCCTCATGGTAGAATATGGAGGCCTAAGAAGCCCGATATCGATAATCTTCTTAAGATGGTGCTCGATTGCATTACTCAATCCGATATCTGGATAGATGATAATAGAGTGGTATCTCTTACTGCAGAAGACTGCTATTGTGGAGAAGATGAGGAAGCCCATACTCTCTTCTCCATCTACCAGTGGAGAGAAGATGCTTAATAAGTTTAAGATAAGCACTTTCTCGAATAAGTTTACGAGGATTCCAGTACCTGCAGAAGTAACTCTCCGTAATCTAGCACGCGCTCTAATGATGCCCTCGAAGCCCTTCCCAGTACGAGAGAAGGGTAGCCTTCCTCTCTGGAGTCCTACTACATTTAACGGTAATAGATCCGGGGTTAATGCTATCGAGATCTCCTGCTTAGTATTTGATATGGATGATGGTACGGACTGGGGCCATCGATACAGCTTCTCTAAATATCATTACATAGCCCATACCTCCTTCTCTCATTCCGAAGAGATCCATAAGTGGAGAATAATCCTTCCTTTGGAGGAGCCTATTCCTGCTACTGATTGGAAGAGAGCAGCGAAGGCAGCCAAGGAACTATGGAATAATACAATCGGAGAGGGAGAGCCAGATTCTAACGCTCTAACGGATTGCGCTAGAATGTATTATCGTTTTGCATACCCGGAGCGAGAAGATAAAGATCTTCAATCTACTGCAGCCCATAAAGGAGAGGGCCTGCTTAGATTGGATTATTCCCATATTCCAAAGGAAGAGCCTAAGAAAAGATACGAACGATGGAAGCCAAGGAAGGCAGGAGCTAAGATCGGAGTAGAGGGATTATTCCACAATCCAGATTTTAGAATGAAGATAGCGAACCGGATAGGGGCTAGCATAGATGGAAATATCGCAAGGAATGTAACTTGCCCTTCTTGTGGAAAGGATGAGGTTTACTTTTCAATAGATCCTTATCTTCCTCATTCTGTTTTATGGCCACACTGTAATCGCGCTAATAAGTGTGGATGGTGGGGTAAACTGGAGGACTTAATACAATGACCTACAAAGAAGTAATCCCTAAAGGGTGTACTCCCTTCGGTATGTTTATATTCAGAGCTGCAGAGCATAAGAATCTAACACTTAAAGAGGTAGCCCTTAAGACAGGAATCTCGAAGCAGACTTTAAGAATCTATCTAACCGGATCCAGATATCCGAAGATCGATAGATACATAGCCCTAATCGAAGTACTCTCGGATAGTCGAGAGGAGTTCCAGATCAATCTCGTAGGAGGATTAGCCGTAATGTCGGAGCATATGTTTGCAGATAGAAGGCTTCGATATAAAGAGAAAATAAACGATAACAACAATCCCAAATAACACAAAATACGGAGGTACAATGTATTTTAATAAGTGGGTTCAAAGCAAGATAGAGCAATTATCTATCACTAGGAGGCATCTCTGCGATATCTCTGGGATATGCTACTCGAGTATATCTTTATCTAAAAAGTTCCAACCTAGACTAGTTAATCTTGTGCTAGTGTGTGAGGTACTAAACGAAGAGCAAGGAGGAGATCAATCTTCTCTCGATGCTCTCATATTAGAAGCGATTAGAGTATCAAGTAGAGAATATCGCTACGCGATGGAAAGACTCGAAGAGGTGAAAAGATGATATTCAATGAATGGTTAAAGATGAAGGCTGCAGAGCTAGAGATTACTCGGAAGTATCTCGCAGAGGTAACCGGTATCAACTATCGAACCTTACAGACTACGAACACCTTTAGACCTCGATTGGATAATCTCGTTATCCTTTGCGAAGTTATGAACAAGGTACAAGAGGGAGATAAAGAATCCTTCGATGGGTTGATTATCGAAGCGATTGCAGCCTGTATAAAAGATTATGAGTACGCAGTAAAACGATTAGAGGAGGGGAAGTAATGAACCAGGAAACAATGAAGAAGATGTTAGAACTCGCTAAGCAGATGGGAATCGATGCAGAATATAAGCACGCTCCAGAAGGTGCAGATATCGATACATGGGATCTATTACAGAAGAGCGAAGCGAAGTACGATAAGGATGGAGAGTTAACCAAGCCTCCGAGGCCATATGCCAATCGAAATAACATAGCCCTAATCTTAGAGAACGATCCTCTCTTTACTTCCCTCTGTTATAATGACCACGCGAACAAAGTAAAGTGGAACGATAGAGAACTCTGGGATCCAGATCTCGAGGAGATAGGATTACATATCGAGAGATGCTATCGAATAAAATATCCTTCTGCAGATATCAAGAGAGCAGTTCTTAGAGTAGCCCATCAAAACCTCGAGGAACGGATTAAGGATTGGCTAGAGGCTCTTCCGGAGTGGGATGGAGCAGAGAGAATCCATTCTTTCTTCCATAATGTATTCCGAGCTGAAAGAGTACCCGGTAGCGATCAGATTATAGAAGAGATGTCCTCGAAGTGGTTTATCTCTCTAGTCGCTAGAGCATTGGATCCGGGGTGTAAGATGGATACCTTCCTAATCCTCTGTGGAGAGAAAGGCCTCGGAAAGAGTACAGGCCTTCGCAATCTTGTTGGCTCGCAGTGGTTCTCTGATAGTAATCTCGATATCGCTAAGAAGGATTCTCTCGAGTTAATCCACTCTACAGAGACATGGCTTTGGGAACTCGCAGAGTTACACTCTCTTAGTGGCAAGACAGCCGATAACTTTAAAGCATTCATCTCCTCAAGTGAAGATAAGTTTAGGCCTGCTTATCAACAGTTCCCAAAGAGTTATCTTCGTAGAGTAGTGTTCGCAGGTACTTCGAATAACTATCAGTTTTTAACAGATGGCCCGGAGAGAAGAGTATGGCCTATCACTTGTACAGGACAGATAGACCAAGGATACATAAAAGCATGGAGAGAGCAGTTATTTGCAGAGGCCTTACAAGCCTATCGAGAGCCGGAGAGCATCTTCCATTTAGAATGGGAATCTCAAAGAATGTTAAGCGAGTTACAGCAGGCTTATATAATCGATGACCCTTGGACTATCCGAGTTAGACAGGCTCTACTTAGTGGACAGAATACAAGTGCTCAAATTATGGAGTTCTTAGATCTTCCCATCAATCAGCAGCATACCGGAAACGCTCGGAGGATTATGAAGATAGCGAAGGAATCCGGATACAAGCAAGTAAATAAGGATGGATCTCGAATATACGTTAGGAAGTAATCTTCGAATACGGTATACTTACATAGAGTTTGATTGAATGAATGTTATAGGCTTAAGGGCTCGGAGTTCTCTCCGGGCTCTTTTTGCGTTTAGAATACTCTGCAGAACTCAAGTAATACTTGATAACCAGTAAGAAAAGTAAACCAGTACCCCTCGAATCTAATCAAAAATACAGATAGGTAATGAAAAATACAGATAGAATGCAGATGATATACAGATGAAAACAGATACCCAAATATCCTATAATCCCCTACGATAGGGGACAAAGTACCAATATTTAACAGATATTGAGTAGTTTTTATAAGAAGTATATAAATAGAGGGGGGTATTTATATTATACTAGCAAAGAAGAGGCCCGAAGTACCCTAGAATAGTACATCGAGCCCACAGTAGCGAACGAATAAAAGTATTTAGTATCTGTATTCTATCTCTATTTTATCTGTTTCTATCTGTATTTTTACTCTGCTTCGAGTTTACGGATAGCCCTCTTTACCCATCTAGAGGCAGGAGTCCCACCCCATAGAGCCCAAGCGATAGCAGCCTTACTCGTTTTATCTTGTCTAGCCTTGCTCTCTGCTTCTGCTTCCCCATGCCTAGCGAACCAAGCATCCATTAACTTTAACTGTGGAAGATCTACCTCTCCAGAGGCTAGCCTTCTCGCAGTTCTTACTCCAGTACCTGGTATCTTCTTTCCTCCTTCCTCTTTGTAAGATGCTCGTTTACTGATTGGGAGGGATAGGTTATAATCTATTGCTCTCTTCGCGAGTACTTGTATCTCTCGAGGAACTCTAATCTTAGGCATGAAGCCTCCTGTTATGTTATGGTGTGTTATGAAAATGAAATATAAAAATACTATTCCAGAAGTAGAAGGCATCTCTCTATCGGAACTCTTTCCGGGTATTGAAGTAGAAGAATCTTTTACAATATCGAAAGCCCAAGAGTATCTTACTTTACAGATAGAACATATGCACGATGCTATACACTGTCATAGTATCGGAGATACATCTATTATATCAGTAAATGGAGAGATCTACATAGTAGCGAAGTGGGATACGAACGGAGTAGATTTAGACTTTCAAACAGAGGCCTTCCCTGCTATTGGATTACTTGGATCGATACTCGCTACAGTAAACCATATACGAGGCCATAATGGAGAAGAGGAGAGCGAAGATTATGGCACGATCTGAAAATGACCAGAACATGATATATTTTAAGGCTCTTCAATTAAACAGAAGAGAGGGTTATCCTTGGAAGCAGAGTATCGCTATAGCGTTACGAATGTATAAAGATGGTGAGCTTAAGAGTACTTCTACACAGATTAAACAACAGCGAAAGCAACAGCAGAAACCTGCAGAGCCAATCCAAAAAGGAATAGAAACAAAGAGCAAGAAGAACCAAAGCAGTAGGAACGCTTTAATATCTTTGATTATTCAGCAGGCTGTAAAGGCTATCGGAAACAACAAAGAAAGATTTATCCAAGCAGTCGCTACTATTACTCTTCAACCGATAGAGATAATACAACAGAAGTATAAAGAAGGTGAAGATCGTTGGAAAGTATTCCATACTCCGGGTGTAACTATAGAGCAGGCTGCTAGGGATAACGTATACAATTATATTATGAATGGATAAGAATAAATGTAGAGGTACATAATGGATATAAAACTTATAGCAGCTCCCCTCGATATGGGAGATCAAATAGAAAAGATTGAAGCAGAGATAGAGAAGAGCGAGCCCTTCTTTATCTGTATTAATCTTAATCAACTTGTAGAAGATGGCTTCTCAGAGAAGCAGATCTTAGAACTTGTATCGAGTATTCAAAGAGGGCAGGATAACTCTCTCCATATTCTACAACCAAAAGACAATCACTTCTATTATACTAATGACTGGCTACGTTCTCTCTATCACGCGTGGGATAGAATGGATAATGTGTTATGGTGGCAACCCAGTAGACTCGAATAGGGCTCGATATGGGGCCTATATAGGGCATGTGTACCCTAGAGACCCCCCCCCTCGCACTGTCAC